TAATGCTGGATGGACTACAGCGCACAAATTAAGCGGAGTTGCCTATATAGCCATTAGATTGAAATGGGATCAAGACGCTTTTGGCGGCATTCCTGATATTACCGCATTAGTTAGAGGCAAGAAATTATATGACCCTAGAAGCCCTAGTGATGCTGCCGCATATAGCGATAATCCTGCTTTATGTATTCGTGATTATCTAACTAATAGCAGATACGGTAAAGGTCTTGCTGCGTCTGCCATTGACGATACCGCATTTTCAACAGCGGCTACGGATTGCGATGAATCAGTAACATTTTATTCAGGCGGTGCTACTGGGCAGAAGTTATTTCAATCTCATGCGGTTTTGCAAACTGATGAAACCTTATTTTCAAACATTAAAACACTGCTTCAAGGCTGTCGTGGATTCCTTCCCTACACGCAGGGAACTTATGGGCTAAAGATAGATAAGTCAGGTTCAGTCGTTTATGCCTTTGATACCGAGACAATAGTTGGCGGCATTTCAATCAAGGGTGAGGAAAAGAAAGACAAATTTAACAGGATGATTGTGAAGTTCCCTAACGCTGAACTTGATTATCAGCCAGATCAAGCAGTGTGGCCTGACGCTGGGTCTAGCGAAGAAACAACTTTCCTTGCTGAAGATGGCGGGACTTCTCTTATTGAGAATATAGATTTGGAAACGGTTACCAATTTTTATGTTGCCCGTGACTTAGCTAGGGTTATGCTCAGAAGGTCGCGTAGTGCTTTGAGGGCTTCTTTTACTGCAACCAGTGAGTCAATACAATTAAGCGTTGGGGATATTGTTACTGTTACACATCCTACTCCAGCTTGGAGTGTAAAGCCATTTCAGATTGAAGAGATAACTTTAAATTACAACGGAACGTGTACTGTTAATGTTTTGGAGTACGACAGTTCAATTTATACTTACGATACCTCTGCTGAAGAAATTGTTTATCCAGCACCAAATTTGCCTAACCCATTTAGTGTCATAGCCCCAACAAATCTGCAAACATCCGCAGCAACAAGCGTTGCCCTAGATGGAACAATCGTGACCTCTGTTGAGGTGTCATGGACTGCAAGCACCGATTCATTTGTTAGCCAATACGATGTTCAGTGGTCAACAGATAACACTAACTTTCAATCTGTAGTCACAGATGACACTCGCTTTACAATATCGCCTGTCATTGCTGGTACGACCTATTACACGAAGGTTAGATCAATCAATAGCTTGGGCGTTAAAAGCTCTTTTGTATCTGCTAACCAAGGGTCTGTTGGCGACACTACGGCTCCTGCTTTGCCGACATCTTTGTCAGCAACCGCTGGTTACAAGTCAATCAGCCTAAAGTGGACTAACCCTGCTGACAAGGACTTTTCTAACGTAGATGTCTATCGAGCAACTTCTTCAGGCGGAACTTATACTGAAGTAGCGACTGTCGGTGGCGGATTTAGTGCAACAACTGAATTCTTAAACGGTGGCCTTGCTGATGCTACTGCTTTCTACTACAAGTTTAAGTCAGTGGACTACAGCGGCAATAAGTCAGCATTTACAGGCGTGGTTAATGCGACCACTAATGCTGCGGCCATAAACGGAACAGACGGAACTGATGGCACAGACGGAACCGATGGAACAGACGGAACTAACGGAATAAACGGTTCAAACGGAGATGATGGAACAAATACCGCGCCTGTTTATGCTTACAAAAGATCAGCGAGCGCTTTAGTGTCTAGCAATAAGCCCACCACTACAAGAACGTGGACATTTGCAACTGCTACATTTAACAATTCTGATCTGGGTAATTCTTGGACTTCGGCAGTTCCATCAGGCTCTAACGACCTATACCTTTGTGCGGCTGTAGCGTCTTCAACAGGAGCAACAGATTCGGTTGTAGCCGCAGATTGGTCTGCACCTCAAGTATTAGGAACGGAAGGAACTAACGGCACAAATGGCACAGACGGTGACGATGGAGTAGACGGATACAATACAGCCGTAATATACGGATACAAAAGATCATCATCTGCCGTAAGCAATAAACCAAGCACTACTAGAACTTGGACTTTTAGTTCATCTACTTTTAACAATAACGATTTAGGCAACGGATTTACCGGAACGATTCCAGCCGGCACAGATAATCTGTATGTTTGTACTGCTGTTGCGGCTTCGCAAAGCTCTACCGACAGTGTTACTGGAACTTCAGATTGGTCTTCCGCACAGTTATTAGCCGAGAAAGGTGCAAACGGCACAGACGGCACAGACGGAAGTAATGGAACAGACGGAACTGATGGAACTGATGGCACAAATGGAACTAACGGTGCGGCTGGCCCTAGAAATGCGGCAGGATATGTTTATTATTCTTTGACATCAGCTAGCGCACCCTCAAGCCCGTCTGCAACATCTTATAACTTTGGTACAGGATCATTTGGCGGCCTTACTACTAATTGGTCACGAACGCCCCCAACCAATACTGGTGGTGACGCTAAATACTGGGCTACAAGCTACTATGTTACTGAGGCTACATTAGGCGGCACTCAGACACTAGTATTTGCAACTCCGTTTTCATCGTTTAACTTTGATGGGCTTGTTACGTTTACCAATTTAAACTCTGAGCTAGCCGATGCCTCAAGCACTGAAATTACTACCATTAATGGCGGTCTAATAAAGACTGGGCTAATTAATGCTAATAGAGTACAAATTGACGATGCTACCATCGACACAGATGGAAGCGGCAATCTTATAATTAAAGCAGGAGGAGTAGGCACAACTCAAATAGGCGACTTGCAAGTAAGCACTCTAAAGATTGCAGATCAAGCTGTGACAATCCCAACGTCTACGTCATTAGCCAGCTCATATACTTTTAATAGTACAACAGCGTCTTTGTTTATGACTTTAACCTTTACAGGGAGCGGGGCTGCGGCAGAGGTTCTTGGTAACTTCGCTGCTGGCGGGAGTGGCGCGCCTTATTTGCAATTAATTTATCACCTTAATGACGTAGAAGTGAGGTCTAGGAATTACGCCTATGGAGGAACTGAAGTTTTCCCTATTACTACTCTTAGCGGCACTAACACGATAAAGGTATACGCGAGAAAATATAGTGCTTCAGGTGGAACAGTTATTATTGCAGAAGGCTATGTGCGAACTCTGGAAACCAAAAAATGATTAAACTTTATTCTGTTATTAATACTGAAACAGGCAAAGTATTGCGGCATCTTCAATGCTTAGAAGCTGATTCTGCACTAAATGTATATGATGGCGAGTCCTTAGTGGAAGGTATAATTTCTGCTGAAATTGAAGAGTCAACTTTTCAGACATTGCGAACGATACGCGGTATCTTATTATCTACTTCAGACTGGACGCAATTCCCTGACAGCCCTTTAACAACCGAACAGAAAGCAGAGTGGGCAACCTACAGGCAAGCATTAAGAGACATTCCTGCAACCTATTCTGATGCTGACTCACTTGATGCTATAATATGGCCGATACAGCCAGAGGTTTAATATGATTTACCAATTAGTACAAAGCGACCAAGCCCCGCAAGTACAAGCAGTGCTTACAAGGCAAGACGATAGCTCAGTGATTGACTTCTCTGGCGGCAGTTGTGCGTTAAAGTTTAGAGCTAAAGGTACAACAACTATCCTGTTTACTCTAGCGGCAGCAGATGTGGGCGGTAACTTCGCGGCTGGTATTGCTGTATTCTCTTTCTCAGGCACTCAGCTTGACTTGAGTGAGGGCTATTACGAAGGTGAGATTGAAATCACCTACGATGGAGGAACTGTCGAGACGGTCTTTCAGGTATTAGACTTCTACGTTAGGGCTGATTTCTAATGATTAAAGCGGTTATTGCTTTTAAGAAAGCGGTTGCTACTATTGGCTTCAAGAAGGCCGTTGCTGATATTAACTTCGGTGATTTCCTGATCTTCAGGTTTTTCTTTGATGCGCTGGGAATTACTGACATCCCCGCAAAAAGCGTAGGTAAAACGGTAACTGATTCACAGTCACTTTCTGATGATAGCTTTGTTGGGGTAGGCAAGACAGCCTCTGACACTTCATCTACTACAGACGTTGTAGCTTTAGGCGTTACGACTGCTCATAGTGATTCTGCTAACTTCTCAGATGCAATAGATACATTTGCGATAGGCAAGATAATACAAGACTCTCCCAGCGTGGGTGAGAGCATCTTTATAGAAACTGCTTTCAACAGGGAACACTCCGACACTTTCTCTGCCGCTGAGTCGATTAGCTTGGGCGCAGCAAAGGTCTTTACAGACACTTATGGGGCTGCTGATAGCTCGTCAGTGCAATTTAGCAAGGCTCTAGTTGATTCATCCGCAATGACAGATGCCGCAGCATTAGGCCAGAACAAGACTTTGGCCGACTCTTTAGGCGCAAGCGAAAATCAGAATATGGACTTTCACAAGTTCATTAACGAGATAACTGGAGTAACTGACGATCTTGATGGGGAGGCTACGGCTAACGATGATCAGGAAATGACGTATACAAAAGTTAGGTCAGACTTGGCAACCATTGTCGATCTGTTCGCCCATTCCACTGGAAGGGGTTTAAGTGATACAATCGGGTCATCCGATGCTGGTTCTTTGCGCGGTCAAGGCTATTGTGCGTTTGACTACTTTGAAGCCGATTATGTCGGCTACTCTCAATCTTTTTAAACAGGTGATTTATGATTAATGATAACTTAAAGCTTCGCGGTGATGTTGCGATAGTATTGAAAGACAAGAACGGCAACGTAAAAGAAAGCCGTGAAATAAACAACTTAGTGGTTAGTGCAGGATTGACCTTTATTTGTTCAAGAATGGCTGGCGCAACTGCTGATGTTATGTCTCACATGGCACTCGGTAGCGGTACTACTGCTGCGGCTACTGGTGATACTGATTTAGAGTCGATTCTAGGCTCTAGGGAAGCGTTAGACAGCTCTACTGCATCAAGTAATACCATTGCATACGTTTCTTCTTTTGAAGCGGGAGAAGGCACAGGCGCGGTTACAGAGGCAGGCGTATTTAATGCTGCAACTTCTGGCACTATGCTTTGCCATGTTATTTTCCCAGTCGTCAATAAGCAAGCTGACGATACGATGTCAGTGACTTGGACTATTACTCTAACCGCATCTTAATTATCAGGGGCTACCTATGTCTACAATAGTAACAAGGGCAGGCAAAGGCTCGCCCCTTACAAATACTGAAGTTGATAGTAACTTCACGAACCTGAACACCGATAAGGCCGAGCTATCTGGTGCGGCCTTTACGGGTGCTATCACTACCAATTCTACGGTTGATGGTGTAGATATTGCGACAAGAGATGCTATTCTAACCAGTACAACGACCACTGCTAATGCCGCGCTTCCTAAGGCTGGCGGTGCGATGTCTGGTGCAATTACAACCAGTTCTACTTTCGATGGTCGCAACGTGTCTGTTGACGGCACCAAGTTAGACGGAATAGAGGCGAGCGCAACAGCAGATCAAACTGGCGCACAAATCAAGACAGCCTATGAAGCTGAGACTAATGCTTTCACAGATGCTCAGTTTACCAAGTTAGGTGGCATAGAAGCATCCGCAGATGTAACCGATGCTACCAATGTCACAGCGGCAGGCGCTCTAATGGATAGCGAATTGACATCCATAGCGTCTGTGAAGGCTTTAAATCAAGGTGTGGCAAGTACAGATAGTCCTACTTTTGCGGCTCTTACGAGTACTGGTGAGATAGCGGCCAACGGTGGTATAGCTCTGGGTGATAACGTCAAGGCTAAATTTGGTGCTGGGGGTGACTTAGAAATCTACCACGATGGTACAGACAGTTTCATTAGCGACCAAGGAACAGGAAACATAAAGATACTTGCTAATGACTTTAGGTTAGCAAATGCGGCTAATAACCAGCTACTTATTGCTGCTGATCAAGGTGGTTCTGCTACGCTATATAACGCAGGAGGAGCCAAACTAGCCACCACCTCCACAGGCATAGATGTCACTGGTACTGTGGTAGCTGATGGTTTGACTGTTGATAGCGGAAGCGGGAACTCGCAATTATACATTTTAGCCCCTGATACAACTTCACGCTCTCAACTTATATTTGGTGATAGTGCTGACACCAATGTAGGCAGTGTTCAATACGACCACTCTGATGACTCTATGCAGTTTCATGGCAATAATACTGGCGAACGTATGCGTATAGATAGCTCAGGTAACGTAGGTATAGGTACGAGTTCATTGACATCTTTAGCTAGTGGTAGAACAGTACTGGAAGTTAATGGTTCTTCAGCTTCAGCTTTGATTAATATGAGTGTTAATGGCACTAGGCAAGGCTATATATTCACTGATACTACTGATATGAATATATACAATGTTGATAATGGTTCACAGGTTTTTGGTACAAACAACACAGAACGCATGCGCATAGACTCAGCAGGCAACCTGTTGGTGGGTACTACTGCTACAGACACAGCCGCAGTTGGTTTTAGGTACAGGTCATCTTTAAATGCTATTTCATCGGTAGCTGACGGAGGGGTAGCCGCTTATTTTGGCAGACGTAGTTCTGATGGAGACATTGTAACCTTCCGTAAAGACGACGCAACTGTTGGGTCTATTGGTGTCGTGGGTGGTTCAATTATATTAGGTAGAGGAGACACCGCATTAGCTCTTAATGATGTTTTAGACGCTGTATATCCCATAGAAGCAGATGGTACTCCGAGAGACGCGGCTATTGATTTAGGACGTTCTGGAACATCTGGTCGCTTCAAAAACCTATACCTATCAGGCAACGCAAACTGCGAAAGAGTCATCACTACCCATAATGGTGATTGGGGTATTGAAATGTATGGAACTGGTGGCTATAGGCTTCGATTCCATACATCAGCAGGCGGTAGCGGTCAGGTTGGCAGTGTTACTGCTGGAACATCCTCAACAAATTATAACACATCCTCAGACTACCGCCTAAAGACTGACGTTCAACCAATGACAGGCGCTACAGCTACCTTTAAGCAGCTAAAGCCTGTTAACTTTGAGTGGATTGCAGATGGTACTCGCGTAGATGGTTTCTTAGCCCATGAGCTACAGGAAGTTATTCCAGCAGCAGTCACAGGCTCTAAAGACGCAATGCGTGATGAAGAGTATGAAGTCACTGCGGCTGTCTATGAAGACGTTACTACTCCTGCGGTTGATGCTGTAGACGCTGTGCTTGATGAAGATGGCACTATCGTTACTGAAGCAGTAGAAGCTGTAGAGGCGACCACTGAGTCCGTGTTAGTCTCAGAAGCTGTCACAGATACTCGTAGCGTCCCAGACTACCAAGGCATAGACCAATCTAAACTTGTACCTCTATTGGTATCGGCTTTACAGGAAGCTATTGCTCGTATTGAAGCACTGGAGGCTGTGTAATGGAACTAATACTAAAGAGCCTCAAGTCTAAGACTGTACAGTTCTCCATAGCCCTCGCAGTCCTGAGTATCCTTCAGGGCTACGTAGGCTTCTTGCCTGTTAGCCCCGCAGGACAGGCTACGGTGGGATGTATAATCGCAAGCTGCGTCACTGTGCTTAGATTTGTAACCACTACTGGCATAGCTGACAAGTAAAGGAGACTACCATGCTTGCAGAGATTGCAATTGCTAATGCAGCATTTGGTGTAATAAAGAACGCTATTAGTAATGGTCAAGAACTGCACAGCGTGGCTACTCAGGTAACAAGCTACTTTGACTCCAAAAGCTCCATTGCTAAGAAGGCTAAGAACGGTGGTAGCAAGTCCGACATGGAAGCATTCATGGCTCTGGAGTCTCTAAAGGATCAAGAGACTCAGCTACGGGAGATTATGATCTATGCAGGTCGAGCCAATATGTATGACGATTGGCTAAGGTTTCAAGCTGATGCTAAAAGAGCTAGGGCGCAGGAAGAGAAAGAGACTCAATACGCTAGTGCTAAACACAAGCAACAAATACTAGAGTTCTTTACTATAATTTGTACAGCAGTTGTTGCCATACCTGTAGTGGGTGGAGCGGTGTACATCATTCTTATGATTTTAGGAAACTAACATGGCAACAGTATCTGAAGCACTATTAAAACTTGAAGCGCATGAACGAGAATGTGCTGTTCGCATGATCAGCATTGAACGCAGGTTAGACGCTGGGGCGCAAAGGTTTAAGAAATCTGAAGCCATGTTAATTAGTATGTATCCTTTAATCATTGGTCTTTTCATCTTAGAAAAGGTGTTCTAATGAGCATTCTTAATTCTTTAATTGGTCCCGTAACGGGACTCTTAGATAAATGGATACCCGATGCGACGATCAAGGCAGAACTTGCGGCAGAAATCAATTCACTTGCAGAACGCAACGCGCAGGAGATTGCACTGGCGCAAATTGAGCTTAACGCATCAGAAGCAAAGGGAAGCGGATTCCAAAGAAACTGGCGACCAGCTACAGGCTGGGTCTGCGTCCTTGGCTTTGCAGTCAACTTCTTAATCTCACCTTTGGCCGCAGGGTTTGGTGTAGATATCCCTCAAGCTGATACTGGTACAATGATGCCTATTCTTATGGGGCTATTAGGTCTTGGCTCTATGAGGTCGTTTGAGAAGACTAAAAAAATAGAAGGTAAATAACATGGCTAAATCACCTAAGAAAGAAAGTGGCTTCTTTAAGGCCAAAGAGCTGACCTGCAAATGCGGATGTAATACCACAGAATTTGATCTAGGGTTTCTTGCTACCCTAAATGCTATTCGCGAAGAGTGCGGATTTAGCTTTGCCCTATCATCTGCGTACAGGTGTCCGCAACACCCCATAGAAGCGCGTAAAGAGGTCACAGGAGCGCATTGCACAGGAAAGGCAGTAGATATACTAGCCAACGGAGAAAACGCCTTAGAGATCATTAGAGTGGCACAGAAGCACGGTATACAAAGAATAGGCATACAGCAGAAAGGTGGCGGCAGATTCATACATTTAGATGGCTGTACGGAAGATGATGGCTTTCCTTGCCCTGCCCTATGGTCATATTAATTTGATGTGATATACTGATTTCGTGTCTTGAAGGCACACGGGAGTATATTTCGACCCCTTGTAATCCCCCCTTCGCCCCTTCATTGGGGCTTTTTTTCGCATTCTACAAATATAATGTACAAAAAGGT